ATGGGGGTTTTTCATTTGGGGACCTTTCATAAGATCCTTACGAGCTTTCTCATTATTCTTCTGACGCTTCTTGAAATCTGTCTCCAGATAAGAATCGTCTTTCTTTTTGGCTTCGGTCATTCCACCTTTGCCTTCAACAGATCTCTGTGCAGGTGTTTTTTCCTTTGCACTATGGTATCCAGTGCCACCACAATGGGAGCACTCTTTACCATCAACTTTGCCCGTCCCTTTACATGACGTGCATTTCTTTTTCTCATCACACTTACACTCAGCTTCACCTGTCACAGGACAAGGTTTGCCATCATGCTTCTCCTTGATATCCTCTAGTTTAGGATTAATTTTACAAGGAGTTTTTTTCTTTTCGGATAATTGTTTGAAACTCAGCATGTCAACCCCCGTAGTTGCTGCGTGCTTTCTCGTCACCCATCTTCTTGAAACGCTCGTTTTCTTTCTGACGGGCAAT